CCTCCGTCATCCCCGACTTCCAGTTGTCGTGGCATCACCTGGAATGGGGCGAGTTAGTACACCAACACAAGAAATTGTGTATCAACGCTGCTCGTGACCACGGAAAATGTGAAGCCGTCGGAACCCCCGTCCGGATGTACGACGGAACTATCAAAAAGGTCGAAGACGTGGTGGTTGGCGACCTGTTGATGGGGATTGACTCTAAGCCGCGTCGCGTGGTTGCTACACGTCGCGGTCACGACTCGATGATGTACCGTATCGACCAGTCGCGCGGTGATAGCTATACCGTCAATTCACGCCACATTTGTACGTTGATTGAAAAAGACCGCAACGGTTCCATCGCTACGGCGTCGAAGCGGATAGTGGATATTGATATTCCAACGCTCTTGAGTAAGACCCCGAACAGGGTGAAGGAACGCTACCGCGGTTTCAAGGTGGCGGTGCAGTACCCCGCGCGACCTGTGGGGCTGGAACCGTATTTCTTGGGGTACTGGTTAGGCGACGGCAACTCCAACAACCAGAAAATCACCACCGCCGACCCCGAAGTGTGTGAGTACTTACGCTCCTACGCCGAGCGCTTGGGGCTTCACTATGGCCAAAATGGTATGGTGGTGACGCTTGGAATTGACATTCGTGGCCGCGGTAAGCGTAACCCGCTGGAAAGGATGCTCAAGGGCTACAACCTGCTCTACAATAAACACATTCCGGAGCAGTACCTCGTCAACAGCGAAGAGGTTCGTCTTCAGGTGTTGGCCGGGTTGATAGATTCCGACGGTAACTACTGGCAGGGCGGCTATCACTTCGGGAATACGAACTACCAGCTGGTGTGTGACGTGAAGAACTTGGCCGACAGCCTTGGCTTCTGTACCCGAATGGGTGGTGGAACGCGGTATTGTAAGGCGTTAGGCCGCGACTATTCGTCGTGGTGCGTGACTATTTCTGGCGAACTTGACCGCATCCCAGTAAAGATCGCTCGTAAAAAGGTCCAAACCGACTGGGCCGCCAAGACATCACACAAGGACTGGGGAACTATCGATGGCGTACACCCTACGGTGGTATCGTCGTTGAAGATTACGTCCGTTGGTGAGGGCGATTACATATCTATCACCACCGACGGCGACCACCGCTTCGTGCTGGGCGACGGTACGGTCACACACAACTCGTTCTATTTCTCCAACGCCTACGCCGCGTGGCAATTATACCGCTACAAGAAGCCGTCAACAACCCGTTATTCGAAACGCCCCACGGCGGCTTCGTCGAATCGTGGGTTTTTGTTTTCGTTCTCGTTACAACAGAGCGTTGACCTTTTGGAGATTCTGAAAGGCACTATCGAGGAAAACGAGATATTGAAGGAGCGGCTGTTCCCTCAGTCCACGGCTAACAACTGGTCGGCTACCAATATCGTGTGTCGTAACGGAGCACGTTTGACGGGAAAGGGCTTTGGCTCTTCGGTGCGTGGTGCTCACCCGTATTGGATTATCGTAGATGACGGCCTGAAGGACAACGTCATCTACTCCAGTCTCCAGCGAAATAAGTCCACCGACTATTTCCACTCCGTAATTATGAACATGCTCGTACCCGGTGGCCAGATTATCGTCGTCGGTACGCCGTTCCACGCCGAGGACCTTTACGGCGACCTGAAGACCAAGAACGGTTGGTTCGTTATCGAGTATCCAGCCATCTTCCCTGACGGACGAATTCTTTGGCCTCAGCGTTGGTCGTTTAAGGACCTGATGGATAAAAAGGAGACCCAGGGTTCAATCATCTTCTCGCGTGAGAACCTTTGTCGCCCGATTACCAACGAGTCGTCAATCTTCCCGATGGAAATCCTCACGCGTTCGCTACTGCGGATGGAAAATTACACGTTGGTTGATTCGCGTGAAGAATTCCCTATTAAGTTCTCTAAAGTGGTTGTCGGGTGCGACTTCGCTATTTCAGCCAACGTCGGCGCCGACTACGCCGTATTCAGCGTGTGGGGTATCGACGAATTGACCGACGAACGCTGGCTGCTACACCTCTACCGCGAAAAAGGCGCCAAGTTCTTCGAGCAGATGAACGTTCTGCGCCGTATCAACTCCCGCTTCCGGCCTGACCTTATCGTGATGGAGAATAACACGTTCCAACAGATATTCGTCGAGACAGCCGACACCGAGGGTATGCCCGTTATCGGTCACACTACGGGAATTGATAAGTACGACCTGAAAACCGGGTGGCCGCACCTTTCAACGCTATTCGAACGCGGCAAAATCCACATTCCAGTAGGTAACGTTTACTCTCAGCAGGTCAAAGACCTCATATTCCAAGACCTCGGGTCGGTAGCCTTTACCGAAAAGGGGCTGGAGAGCGTCGGTAGTCACGACGATATTTCGTCGTCGTTCTGGTTGGCCGACTTGGCGGCGTCGCGTATGACTACCGGATTTAAATTCGATATGTTAGGTTAGCGCCATCGTTTTAAGTGATATGAAAACTCTGATAGCACTATTCACCCGTGGTCGTATTGACCGCCAGAAAACCCTCCAGCGCCTAACGCCTGAGGCCCGTCGCCGCGTAACGGTATTTTGTCACCCTGGCGAATTGGCCGCTCACCAACGCAACTGGGGTGGTAAGGTTGCCGCCATCGAGGAATACAGTACGGTATGTCGCGGTGTAGGCGACATACGAGACTACATTGTTGTAGAGGCCGCTGATAGGGGATTTGGCGGAGTCTTTTTCTTAGACGATAACGTGTCTTTCTCATTGCGTTTAGACGATGCCAAGACCCCCGTAGTGGTAAACAACGACAATTTCACCGTCGAGGCCCAGGAATACATCTATTCGATGATGTTCGACTGGGTGGCGGAGCAGTTGGATACCTATGCCGTAGCGGCGCTTTCGTATAGGCCATTCAACCGCGATAAGACGCACGACGTACAAATCAACGGGCGGTTCTTCTCCATTTGGGGACTGAATATTGAGCAATATCTGAGTCAGCCTGTGAGGTTCAGCGATTGGCCTATAAAGGAGGATTTTGCCTTGGCTTGTGGTCTGCGCCGGGCTGGGTTGGATAACGTGGTTTCGTATCAGTATTCGTTCGATAAAATGACAGGAGCCAACGCCGCTGGCGGTTGTTCTGTGTACCGAACTATCGAGAACTCCAACGCCGAGTCACAACGTTTAAGGGAAACGTTCCCTGAATACATCACACTCCGCACCAAGAAGTGTACCAACTGGGGTGGCGAGATGAAGGATCGTGAAATGATAGAAGTCAAATTACACTTAAAAGGATACAAGAAATGACCGTAAAATTCAAGAAAGTACACCCTGAAGCCGTACTGCCGGCGTATGCTCATCCCGATGGCGAGGATAACGGCCTGGACCTCGTGGCAGTGACCGTAAAGGAAACCGAAGATTACATCGAATACGATACCGGCATCGCCGTCGAAATTCCCAGGGGGTATTGCGGGTTGCTGGTCCCGAATTCGCGTTGTTCAAAAATGGACCTGGTGATGTGTAACGCTCCAGGGGTTATCGACCCTGGCTACCGCGGCACGATGCGCGCTCGTTACAAAAAGACATGGCACTTACCGACGTTAGTCCATAGGTTCTTCAAGAGCGTCTGTGGATTGCTTTCCAACGTCTTCGGTGAGGTCGCAGGGATGAAGCCTCAAAACGTGAATATGAACACCAAGGAATTCAAGGCGGGAGACGTTGTAGCCCAGTTGGTCATCGTCCCTGCGCCGTATATCGAAGTGGAGGCAGCCGACGCGCTGACGCCTTCGATGCGTGACGCTGGTGGATTCGGTTCAACGATTAAATAGCCATGAAAACGATTCTCTTACACAACCCCGCCAAACAGGACAACGTCGAAGCGATGGCTGACGCGCTGGTAGAGTCGATGCGTTACGCCAATAGCGCGGTTGATTATCCTGATATTTCCAAAGCCAAACCCGACGACGGCGTTCCGGCCGAGTGGTTCTACAAGGCATACGTCGGTACGGCCCCCACGTCGGAACTCACGGCCATTCTCCAGTACACGCAGCAGCGGATGCTCTTCGACGAAATTGGCGAAACGTTCCTCGGTATCGCCCTCACCGAAATGAAGCACTACGACCGATTAGGCGACTTCATTAACCACATCGGGGGTAACGTATCACGACCTGCATTTTCGGCAGCCAAAGTGGACATTACGACTAAAAGCGCAGCCGAAGCTATCCAGATTAACATCGTCGCCGAAGAAGACACAATTTCTGCGTACGAAAAACTCAGTCAGCGTATTCAAGCCAACAACCCTACGCCGACTGTGACCTCGGCGTTGGCCATCCAACTTATCAACAAGATTGTCGCCGACGAGCACGTACACGTCCGTCTGTTGGCGGAGTTGGCGCACTCCCTCGGCGAGGAAGACACTACGTTATGAAAGCCGACCGCCGGAAATATACCGCGCTGTTGTTAGCCGCTGTAAAGCGTATCGAAGCCGAACGCCCAGGAGTCATCGCCTGGGCGTCTCGTCAAGAGCGGTGGTGGGAGTTGTGCGTTAGTGATTACGACCTTTACCGCAGTGAGGAATTTGCGCGTGTAAAGGAAACCTATCGACGGGCGTTGGCTGTTGCGGGTGGTGGTAAGTTGATATTCTGCTACGCCAAACCAGACGCCGAGCGGTTGTACGAATTGGAGTTGAAAGGTAATTTGGTGATTGATTGTTGAAAGATTTTTCAAAATTCTCTTGGAGAATCCGATTTTTCGCCGTACCTTCGCTCTTGGAAAAGAAATCGTAAAACAAAATTGTTATGGAAACTACACAAGACATCAACTCCATCCTTTCGAAACTGAAGAAACTGCAGCGGCTCTACGAAGGAGCAAAAGCCATCAATTCCGAGGCTGAGGCCGCCAACGCCGCCGCTAAAATTCAGAATCTCCTCACCCAGTACAACCTTTCGATGGCCGATTTGGACTCGGTAGCCGACAACGAGCAGGCGACTAACGTCGTTGAAGAAAAACTCGGCGACAACTGGGCTCGTAAGTGTGGCGGTTTCTGGGACCAGCTTCTGCTGTACGGAATTTGTAAGTACAATTTCTGCTACGTGATAGTCAGCAGGCGTCATGAGTACCGCGTAAACCGTAACGGCAACGAGGTGCGTGAACAGCGCCAAAAGTATATCGTTATCGGCGAGCCGCATAATATCGAGGTTGTAAAGTGGCTGTTTGACGTGTTGGCTGGCCAGTTGTACCGCTTGGCTCTGAAACGTTACGAAGAGTACCGTAACGACGATTCGCAGGCGCTGATGCGGTTGTTTACGGGTGAAAAGCGGATGCACCGCGGTACGTTCTTGAGGTCGTATCTGGCGGGAGCGGCTAAAGGTGTTCAGGACCGCCTCAAGGAGGAGCGTGACCGCGAACTCCAGGCTCAGGTGCAGGTGAACGCGCTGGTGCTTCGTACGGACCAGAAATTGAACGATTACGTGGCCGAGAATTACAAGGACTTACGCTCGTCACGTCCGGGGCATATCGGTAGCAGCCACGCCATGGCGATGGGGCTTGAAGATGGCCGCAAGGTTAATATAACCCGCGGCGGTATCGCTGCTTCGAATACCAACCCTAACCAGATAGCGCAATGAAAATAAACCTCGTATTTGACGGTAATTTCCTGTACCACCTGTCGTTTTCGATATTCTCGACGTACTACCGCAACGAAGACCTCTGTGAGGTCTTGGACGACCGCGAAAAGCGCCAGGTTCTGATACGTAAATGCGTGATGAACCTGTGCGCTGCGGTGCGGCGATTTGGCGATGACGTAAACCGCGTGGTAGTAGTCATCGACTCTCATTCGTGGCGCCGTGAGGTGTACGAAGACTACAAATACGCCCTCACGCGTGTGAAGGAACCGTGGAGCGACGCATTTGTAGAGGTTCTTGGTGAGTTTGAAGCGCTGCTGCGTAAACGCGGGTTAATTGTCACACGTGTGCCAGGCGCTGAAGGTGACGATCTGATGATGTTGTGGGCTTTCGCGCTGGATGAACTCCCCGATGAAGAAACCGTAATTCTCACGGCCGATAGCGATATTCGCCAGTTGATAACGCCAACGGTTTCGGTCTTCAACTACAACTCCAAGTTCATGAAATTCTACGTCTTTCCAGGGAAAGAGGGTTTTTGGAACGAACGCTTGGATGCCGACATCCAGGTACTCACGACTGAAGCGTTGGAGGTTCTGCTCTATAAGGTGTTGATGGGTGATAAGTCTGATAATATCCCCAAGGTGCGCCGTGGATTTGGCGATAAGGCGTTCAACCGTTTTATAGAGTCGTTGAAAGGAGAACTGAATGGGCGTCTTCCGTCGCCGACTACATTCCAGGGGTATAGTTCTACGAAGATGGCGTTGTGGATTCAATCCAAGTTCGAGAAATTTCTTGGAGTGCCGCTGAGTACCGAAGAAATAGGACAGATTTTGTTCAACGTCCAATTGACGTGGCTGTCTCCGTCGGTGTATGGGTCGCGTCAGGAAGAATTATTGATAACGATGGCTGAGGAAGTAGCCAACACGAAGGATTCGTACAACTATAAAAAGGCGTACACACTTGAAGACTTCTACGGAATGTTAATAAAGTGATTAACCAAAGATAAGACGCTATGAAAAAGTGGATGTGGATTCTGATTATCGCGGTGG